CTTGATCCGCTGCTTCCAGAAGATCCAGATGATCCGCTACTTCCACTACTGCCAGAAGAACCAGAAGATCCTGAAGATCCAGATGATCCACTTGATCCGCTGCTTCCAGAAGATCCAGATGATCCGCTACTTCCACTACTGCCAGAAGAACCAGAAGATCCTGAAGTTCCAGATGATCCGCTACTTCCACTACTACCAGAAGATCCACTTCTTCCACTTGATCCGCTGCTTCCAGAAGATCCAGATGATCCGCTACTTCCACTACTGCCAGAAGAACCAGAAGATCCTGAAGATCCAGATGATCCACTTGATCCGCTGCTTCCAGAAGATCCAGATGATCCGCTACTTCCACTACTGCCAGAAGAACCAGAAGATCCTGAAGTTCCAGATGATCCGCTACTTCCACTACTACCAGAAGATCCACTTCTTCCACTTGATCCGCTGCTTCCAGAAGATCCAGATGATCCACTACTTCCAGATGAACCACTGCTTCCACTTGATCCAGAATTTCCTGTTCTAGAAAAACTTATAGCTAATAATGCTCCATTACTAGGTATAGTACCTGCTATAGGAGCAACTTTTATTCTATAATATCCGCTTAATGCAGAAACGTTACCATCTATTGAAAATTGATTAACTATATTTCCTGAATCTCTACTATAAATAGTTATTGTACCACGATCACTTGTTGTAGTACTATCATCCCAAGTATTAAACCATGCTGACTGATTGTTATTTAATTGATCTACATTATCTATAAAAATATAATCTATACTTGCAAAAATTGCATTGTTATATCTTAATATTCCATCGCCTGGATCAGCATCTACAGTACTATTTGAAAAATTATATCTTACTCCGCCAGCTTGACCACTTGTTCCACTGCTTCCAGATGATCCACTACTGCCAGACGAACCGCTCGATCCACTACTTCCAGATGATCCACTACTTCCAGAAGAACCGCTTGATCCACTGCTTCCAGAAGATCCACTACTTCCAGAAGAACCGCTTGATCCACTACTTCCAGATGATCCACTACTTCCAGAAGAACCGCTAGTTCCAGATGATCCACTGCTTCCAGAAGATCCACTACTTCCAGAAGAACCGCTAGTTCCAGATGAACCGCTTGATCCACTACTTCCAGATGATCCACTACTTCCAGAAGAACCGCTAGTTCCAGATGAACCGCTTGATCCACTACTGCCAGATGAACCGCTTGATCCACTACTGCCAGATGAACCGCTTGATCCACTACTGCCAGATGAACCGCTTGATCCACTACTGCCAGATGAACCGCTTGATCCACTGCTTCCAGAAGATCCAGATGATCCGCTACTTCCACTACTGCCAGAAGAACCAGAAGATCCTGAAGTTCCAGATGTTCCGCTACTTCCACCAGAACCACCGCTTCCAGATCCAATTTGTTTTTTTATTATATTATTTTCAATTACTAAATACTGAGTTGCAGTAGTAGTTGTTGTTGGTAATTCAGTAAAAACAATATTATTACTTCCACTATAATATAATGTGCCTGTTGTTAAACTATCTGAATCGGAAAATACTGGTATATAACCACTAATACCAGAACCATCAATTACTTTTTTACCACTTAATGGACTAAAATTTATTGCTTGATTTATATATCCAGAACTAATAAATAAAGTATCAGAAAATTCTGACACAACTTCATCTGTATTTATTGCGCGAACTTTGACAAAATAGTCATTTCCTTCGTTAATTGGAAATATAAAGCTTGGATCAAATGTTGGATATACAAAATCAGCAAATCCTGTTATTCTTTTAGCTATACAAACCCCAGTATTAAACTCGCCTAGATAAGTTAATCCTGTATTATTTAAAGATGTATTATTTAAATATCTAGCATTAGAATATGAACCCGTATATATATTATTTTCATAATATCCTCCAGATGGTAAAAAACTAAATTTATTATCACCAGTATAATTATAGGATAAAAATACTTCGTTATTATTTGAGTAGCCAGATGGAATTCTTATTTCCGATATATATTTTAATCCGCCCGTGTATTGTGGAAAAAAACCGCTAGGAAAAGAACCTATATCATCTACATAAATAGTATGATCTACCCATTGTAATCCCGAAGATCCATAATTAGAAAATATCGTGCCTGTAAAAACTAAACCTGTTCCCGTCCCCGGTAAAGCATTTATTATATTTTCAGCCGTTCTATTATTTAAAAAGTAATCATATTTAGTTTTATTTTTTCCACTTTCTTCTACCAATATATGAAAGTTACAATTTTCTGTTACTTCAACAGAGTTCCATTTTATAAAAGCATTTAAATTTAAATCTTTAGACGTATCGTTGAAATCATAATAAACATACCCAGTAACTCCATTAATCTTATCTGGAAAATAATTTTGATCATAAGAAGGCGGTTTTATTCCAGATGATGTTGTTAATTGACCTGTACTGAAATAATTGGATGACAATAAATGAACATAGTAAGGAATTTTAATGCTATTATTAGCAAGCGAATCAGATTCTTTATCATTTGTAGATATTATTGGTACAGTTATATTATCAAAAGAAGGATAAAAATATTTATTTGTATATAAATAATTACCACTTGCAACTGTAAAATCAGGATCTTTAGTTACAAAAACATCAAGTTCTTTTATTGATTTAGCGTCTGATAAATTTAAATTTATAGATATATTTGTATCAAAATAAATAGAAGATATCGATAAACTTGAATTAGTAAAGTTTACTAAAGAAACTCCTGTATTATAAAAACCATTATTATAAAATCCACTATTACTAACGCAAACGACATCAATAAAAAATTCATTTAGTTCTGATAAATTATTTTGCCCCGTTAGTAATGTAAAAATTCCTGAAATTTGCTCGCTAGTTTTCGAATATTCTGTTGTATATAGAACTTCTGGATCTTGATATAGAAAATTTCTATTCTTATCGTAATAATTTATCAAAAATCCTGAAAAACCATCATCAATAATATAACCCGATAATAAATTTTTTGTTATCGGTCTTTCTAATTGCCAAAATAAATCAATAGAACTTTGCCTTATAGAACCACTTACAAAATCAACAGACGCATCTAATCCAATACTTTCTGCTGATATAGACTTATCATAAGTAGATAAATTATTATCAAAGTTAAAATATAAATTTTTAACTAAAAATGGATCGTTATAATTTACTTCAAGATTTTGTAAAAATGCCATATATCTAATTACACATTAATTATTTTATAATTTAAATCAAAAGCATAAAGATCAATCGATGTTTTTGCTGATATATTTCCAGCTAATGATTCGCCGAGAAAAATTTTAATTAAACGAGCATCTTCTTTTAATATATTAAAATTTAATGATTTTCCATTTTTGTTTATAATACACATTATTCCAAACACATTATCAATTCTTCTTGTTGTTATTAAATTATTAAACATTGAAATAAAATCAACCGTCAAATACTCATATTTTGCATTAAAAAAATCATCATTTAATATTTCTTCTTCTATTAAAAAACTATAGTCATAACTCGACGTTGAAATAGATGCGTAATTAATAGATTTTGTTTGAACATACTGACTTATCTGATTATCGGTAAATAACTCATTAACAATATTATCAGTTGAAAAAACAATTTCTTTTGGTCTATTTTGCGCTTCATCTACATACTCATCTTTATCTATTATATTAAATTTTTCTTGCTGATATTTCATTGCTGATATAGCATATTCATTTGCTGAAACTTCATTTATACTAATAATTTTAAATAAATCAAAATTAGAATCATTTTCATTAATATAAATAGAAAAATTAGCTCCTGATCTTAAATTAGAATATTGACCATAAACTATATCAGGAAAAACAGAAAAGCTTAAATCGCTTATTTTGCTAAAAGTTTGATATAAAGCTACAACACCATATAAAGCATCTCCTTTTGATCTGCCAACAGGATCAGCAACTAAAACACCATTTTTATAATATCTGATATAGCTTCCATCATAAGTTATTTTTAAAATATCATCTGCTGTTACAGATCCATATCCAGAATAAACACTAGTTACCGAACCATTTTGTATAATATATAAACTTCCACCAACAATATAAAAACCATAATTTATATCATTTTGATTTTTTGATGTATTTTTAATTGCAGATAAACCTACAACATTTTGATCGGCAGCTGCAAAATCAGATTTGTATGAAATTTGACAATTATCAACAAAACTATTATTAGTATAAGCTTTTTTGTTCCAACTGTTATCTCCTGCAACAGTATTAGCTTGTAAAATCAATCCATTATCAGAAACGTTTATATTATTAACTATAAACCAACTCATATAAGCATGAGAAAATATTTTTAATCTTAAGTTGTTATTATCTATTTCTATTAATGTAAAATCTAATTCAACTGGCTCATCATTTATTAAAGAAAATATTTTTATATTTTTTCCTAAACATATTTCAGATACTTCTCTATCAACATATATATAATCATTTTCAAAATCTAATTTAGTTATTTTCCCATAAACAATATTAGAATTTTTTAATTCATCTGATATTCTTATTATATTACCTACTTGCAAAATTGTCGCTTCTAAACCAGTCGAAAATCCAATAACTTCCGATTCTAATTTACCAGTAGCTAAGAACCAACGACCAATTCTTTGAGCTTCAGATTTGCTAGTTACGCCAAAACTTAAAATATCTTTTTCAACGATTCCATATTTTTTGACCAAATCTTGATCTTCAACATATACAATTTTATCTTTAAAATTATCATATTTATCTAAATATGGAATTTTTGCTACTGAATACGAAGTGTTTAAATCTGAAGACGCGTATGTAAAAAGACCATCTTTTACATTTGAATTAGAAAAAATATAAACCGGTTTTTGTCTAACATCTGAAGTTAAATTTAAAAGACCATTTTTAAAATAGAATATGCCTCTAAATATCGAAGATAAATCCGATAGTATTTTTAATCCCTCTACATCGTTATTTATTAATACATTACAAGAAAACCTTGGCTCTAGATAATCATCATATTCTGGATGCTTTGCAACGCAAGATCCTTTAGATATATTTAACGAAGTATCAAATATTTTTAATTTCATTTGATTTTTACTAATAGCTTCGTCTTGCGTAGAAAAAGATAATCCTAAACTTTTATCGCCGATTATATATTTTAAAATAAATAATTTAATTTCGCTTTCAATATTTTTAGAAGGATCTCTTTTAACATATTTCGTCAATTCTAAAAATAAATTTCCACTTAAATCATTTTCTAATATTCTTCTTGGACCAAAATCATTGCATAATTTTATTGTTGCAGTCGAACCATTTAAAGAAACAGAACAAATAATTTTTTTAAAATTGTAATCAACGTTTTCATCATATATATTTTTTAAATTATAAATATATAAAATAGATCCAACAGGATATTTTTGTTGTAAATTTTCTAATACAGTTTCTGTTGTAGTAAATGAAATTGTATTATAATTTACTTGACCATATTGAATACTATTGTCATAAGTAAATAAATCTTCACTATATTTTGTTCTAGAATTAGTTTTTACCAATTCATCGCAAAATTTAGACAATGTCAAAAATTGCCATTTATTTAAATCTAATTCATTGATATGTCCTCTAGCCATTCCATATCTGCTATTAATACATAAATCATAAAATACCCAAGCTGGATTATTAGTCCATTTTAGGCTAACATTAAAGTTTCCTGACCAATTATCAATATATTCCCTGCTTTCACCATCATAATTATCAGGAACTCTTATTTTTAATAATTTACAATCATAAGATCTAGTTGGAATTCCATTAAAATGTCTTGAACTTATTGTCGTATTAACAGTGCTAGAATAAGGATAACCAAAAATGTAAGAAACCGCTTCAACTACTGAATCTAAAGAAAATGATCTAAAAACAGAAGTACTTGAAAGCACTGATTCTCTCAAACTATAAACTATTAAATTAACATCAGGAAATGGATCTACGGCATAATCTCCATCGGCATTATTTAAAAATATTTCAAACGGTAAAATTAATGCTCCTCCTTTAGCCACAAAAGATCCATTAAAATATAAATACGATGAAGTTTGTGTCGTTAAATTTTGAGCTTCAATAATAAAACTAATAGGAGCCACCGCTGTATCATTGCCACTTATTGAATATAAATTATCAATACTTATTGAAAATTGAAAAAACGATGCATATCTATTAGCAACACGATGACTTACTGGATTACTATAATTTTTATAATTAATATAATTTTTTAAATCCTGTCTTATATTAGAATCATTTGATTTGAATGTTACTACATCAAAACCAGATTTAGTTTTATCTTGAGAATAATTAGCCGGTTCTTTAATTAAAGTATTTTTTACTATAATAGCTTTTGGTATATCGTATATTCTATTTTTATATTCAAATACGTTTGATGCAATATAAGAACCTTTTTTTCTCTCTGTTCCAGTGTCAAAAGAGATTTGAGTTTGAGAAAAATTAAATAAATTTGTTTTAGAATCTACAACTGGTATATTATTATAATATATAGATGTTCCTATAGTTGATAAAGTATCATTAATTTCTAAATAACCAACTGTTTCGCCATTTTTATTTGCAAAACCCTCTATTGGCCCTTCGCACAAAAGATCAGTAGAAGAATAAAATGATTCTGTTTCATAAGAAGGATTTTTAGCTGATTGTAGTGTTCTTCTTAAAAAATTAGATGTTTTTTCTTGTAAACGAATTGTCATTTTAATACTTATTATGGATTAGACGCGATTGGCAAAGCTCCTAATTCTTTAGCTACTAATAATGATGCTTCACTAGTTGTTTCATCTCCTGCGTATATGTTAAAAGATATTTGATTACTAATTACAATAGATCCTATTCTTAATCTACCATAACCTATTGGAATAGCTACATTTCTTAAAGTTACGTTTTCATAGTTTGAAAATAATCTAGAAACTGTTTTTATATCAGTTGGCGATTTAGGAGATAATATCTGAGTTATCAACATTTGAATTCCAGTAGATATAGCTAATAATACCAAACCAATTATAATTTGTTCAGCAGAACCTAATATTAATGGAATAATTTCAACTTTTGAATTTTGTTTCAAAATTGGAGAATGTAAATATTCTGGAGATACAATTTTATTATCAACATAAATCATAAAGTGACTTATATATTCGTTCATATTTCCTAATGTAGATATAAGTTTACCAGTATTTGCTTCAATCGCTTGAAATATTTCTATAATAGATTTAACATTCAAATTCCAATCGGTTTCAATTAAATTTTCAAATATACCATGTAATTTTACATTAACCATATAGTTAATTACACTTTCTTTCCAGTATTTCGTCGCTATCTATATTATACATAAGCATATTTATATTATGATATCTTTGATATAAAATGTCTAATTTAGAAAATGAAGGATTAGATAAATGGCTATGAAAAAAATATATTATTTTGTATTTCTTTTTAATTTCTAAATAATCTTTTGGAGAAATTAAAAAATAATTTTTCTTATCTAAATGCTTATTTTCTACTGGTATAAAAATTAAATCATTATCTGACTCGACTATAAAACCACACGTTTCTTCGGTTGGATTTGATTTGCAATAATTTTTGATTTCCAATAATAAATTATTTTTTATTATCATAAGGAAATGTTGCAGGAAAAGCTCCAAATGGCAATTTTCCATTAGGCTGAGTCAAATAATCTTGAAATCTTAACAAACATCCTTTAAGAGTTTTAGAGCATTTATCTTGTTTCCAAATATCTGTATTAAGATCAGGTTGTTTATTTAAAACGCTAGAAGACACGCAAACATAAAAATTTTTCTGTTTATTATTAGAATTTAATACGAAATCATTTTTTAAATCAGTTGGTACACTAGGTATATAATCTAAATAAACAAAATCTCCTTGCGAATAAGTTATTGATTTATCCCATCTTCCTTTATAAGTTAATTTTTCTAAACCATAAGTTTCATTTTGCAAATTAAATTCTTTTTTATATGTCTTTAAAAATGTTTTGTTGTTTTCATCAGCTATTGGAACTCCAATATCTGAAACATTTCCCCATACTTTACTAAACCACCATGAACTATTAAGCATTCCATAATTTTTAAGATAATTAACACCATCTTCTTTTAAGCCAGCACTTAAATCATTGAAACCATCTATTATATTTGGGCCTCTATAATCAGGAGTATTTCCATAGTTACATCCATAACAACGATAACCCCATGAACAAGTATCATTAGTTATTTTTCTTGCTGGTATAGTCAAATTCTGAATATCAATTTTAGTAGCTAACTCCAATTCAACAAACTCTTTATTTTCAGATTTTTTCATATTTATCAAAAATTTATCATAAGCTATATAAGTTTTAAATGATGAAACTCCAAATGGATTTATGCCATCAGTAAAATTAACAGTATCTAAATCTTTACCAAGAATTTTTTTTCTTATGAACTGTTTGCCTATTAAATCTTTGCGATCTTTTAGTATGTACGATATATAATTATTTATATTAGCAATTTTTAATGTCGGTTTAGATTGTTTTCCATCTGAAGAAGCTTGTAAATTAGACAATTCAGAAGGTATAAAAACATATTCCTGGCCTTGAAAAACTATATTTTTAGAAAAATTTTTAGAACCATGAAAACGTAAATAACCCTCCGTTGATTCTAATTCTAATTCATATAAATCAAAAACTACATAATTATTTAGTTTAAAAAATGTTTTCATATTATGACTTTCCTGCTAAATTAAAAATATTTGGCAATCTGAAACTATATAAATCAGATTTTAAATTAATACTAGTACAATTAGTTTCTCCACTAAATAGACTCATATAATAATCAACATAATATGCATACGCTGAATTCAGTTCTGATTCTGACAATAATCTCTTATAAAAAGCTACATCAAAATAATTAATACCTATAGTAGCATTTCTATTAATTAATTTTAAAGTTGTATCTTTTAAATCATTTAATAAAGAATTTTGTGGAGTTATTTGATCAACAAATGTTCTATTAATATAATAAGCATAAGTATTACCTATTCTTCTTATTTGTAATATAAATGGTCTATATAAAGCATCAGATTTAATTTTTTCTATATAAACGTTGCTTCCAACTGTAGTTATATCTAATGTTCCTAATTTAAAAGTATTGGCCGTAACGTTTGATACAGTATAAATATTTTTATCTTGCGCATATGGAGAAACTGGATCATAACTAGCTATAGGAGATGGTAATGTATCAGCATAAAAACAGATAGTATCTCCATTTTGTAAATTATGATTAGTAGACGTTGTTATTATATTAGTAGTTGTATCTATATTAGATACTTTAGATCTAATATATAATTGTTTAGAAATCTTTTTTCCATAATCAGTGGGTGTAGAAACATTTTTTAAATTAGTCAAACATGTATTATTATAATTAAATGAAACATTTTCTTTTGGAAAGGGCGTCTTTAATAGGGTTTCAAAATTTTTAATATTAAACTGATTACTGGTTATATTATTTTCATTTAAATACCAATCGAAAACAGAACAATAAATATCATTATCAGTAGATGCAAAATCATCAAAACTACATACAAAAAATAAATCAAAATCATTAAAAGAAGTACTTGCAGTAAAATTCAATTTTAGAAATTGATTGTTTTTTAAATTAACTGCTTTATAAGATGAAGATCCTAAATTTTTATAGTTTGATATGTAAGTTCCTTGATTAAATTCTGTTGTATTTTCAAGAGTATAAGATCCAGAACCAGACCAACTTATTGCGCTTGATATTCCACTTTGATTGAATCTAAATACATAATCAGAAGCAAGATTTTTATTATATAAACTGTAATTAACACTGGCGTTCGAAAGCGAATCTATAAGATATCCAGATTGTCTATTATTTAAATTTTTATTAAAAGGAAACCATCTCAATGCATCTTTTATTATAGTATACGATAGCTGAACATTTGAGCTAGGAATAGAACCATCAATGCTAGAATAAGGAAAATAATATTTATTTTTGTTAACTTCTTGATATTCTAAATATGCAGAACCAAATTCGCCAGCATCTGCAAATGCGCTACTAATATTATAAGCATGTCTATTAAAATTTAAAAAACCTTCTTTTGCATTAACATAAACTCTACTTTCTTCACCATAATAAATATAATAATACCAATATTTTCGATTAACTGTCGTATCATCAGCATATCCTTTTGGATAAGTACCATTAAAAGGAATAACTTGATATATCAAATTACTATCTGCGCTTATAGTATCAAAAAATGGATAAAATGTTACAAATACATACATATAAACAAATCCACCTTTTCCGCCTCCACTACCAGCACCAAATTTTGGTTCACATTTTATTCCATATCCCAAATCTAAAGTTTTGTTTATATTTGGCAATTGGCTATATATATTATATTTTATATCCGTTCTCTCTCCTATGCTTGATCCTAAATTTGTTCGCGCTTTTAATGTTATACATGGACCACCATTTGTTGTATCACTATAAGCTTTCAATGGATCAGTTGGAGTTGTACCATTATTAGTTGCAGAAAGATTTAAAAGCACTGCTGGTTCTTTAGGAACAAAATTACCATCATAAGCTGCATTACCTTCTTTTTCCATGCCTTTTTCATAATAAACATTAGTACCATCTCCATACTTTCCTTTCAACTCTGTGTTATATGGAACGTATATATTTATAAACGTACTGCCATCTCCAGTTAGATTATTAAATACACCATCTAATTTTAATGCTCCAACATTTGTATCTCTTGATTCAAAAACACTTCTTTCTGGCAAATAAATATTTATTCCTGAATAAGCTGAAAAATCATTGCCGCCATTTTGTTTTATTATTTCAGCGTATAAATCATAACTATAACTATACCAAGTACTAAAATTAATATAAAAATCAAAAGCTTTTGTAACTAATTTAATATTTATAGGCGCTCCAGAATATCCTATTAACACTTCATCTGAATAATTAGAAACAGCCGAATCAATTCCAGTTGCATATACAGAAACACCAGTATTATTATTAACTAAACTGTATAATCTGGCATAATAATTTTGATTACTTTTTAGATCTGGATATAAATCTCTATTTAATTCAAAAGTTCTATCATCATCATTAAATCCATAATAAGTTGAAAATTTCGGATTTAAACTAGTGTTTTCCGCTATATTAAAATCGTTAGAATATTTTATTTGTAAACTAGTAAAATCTACACCCGTAGACAAATCTAATCTATAACCAGTAATAAAATAATTTTTTAAATTAGATCCAGAAATTCCTGTTGGATCTTTCCAGTAGAAATTGTATTTTAAATTTTTACTATCACCAATCGCTCTAAAAGCTCTTGGATTTCCACCAGTTATATTAATTAATTTAGATCCAGTTAAGTTAACCGTAATATCTCCACTTGGATCTACTGATCCGTCGTCTATCGAAACAGATGAGATAGTTAAATTTGTTGTTTCATCACTTAAAGAAACTGACAATGTAGGTTTATAAAAAACATCAAAAACATCATAATCACCAGCGGTTAAAGAAAAATTATTTTTAGATAAACTAAAATTATTTTGATTAGAATTTTGAATATTGTAAAAAACCTCTCCATTACCACTATTAAAAACTGTTATAGGATAATGTATTCCAAAACCAGTTAAACAATTTCCGATATTAACTCCAGTTGTTTTTACATAACTCATAGTTTTATTATTGTATTAAAATATATATCTGAAGCTAAATTACCTTTAAATTCTAAAAATTTTACATTAATATCATGATTATCTTTAAATTTATATGTATGATTCCATTCAGGACAATAAAAAGTTAACTGCTTATTGTAAGGCGGTGGCAACACAAATTCAAAAAGTTTAAATCCACATTTATCATCTAAAAATTTTAAAATCGCAAAAGCTTCTTTATCAGATCTGTTCGTAAAAGATAATGACAAATCAAGGATATTTTTATTTATTCCGTCTTGCTCGTATGCAACCGAAGTCATTTCATATTCATTTTTTAAAAATCTTGGATTTAATGGAATTTTAAAATCAAGATCTGGTTTAAAATAAAATTTTTTAGTAAATAAACTATTAACTCCAGTTGGACTTTGTGTATTATTTAAAACAGCAGAAGAATTTCCTGTATACCAATAATAACCTCCAGATGTTGATACGTTATTATAATAAACTATATCATGCTGCGAATAATTTTTATTAGATATAAAAGGTCTTATTGCAGATTCATCTGTAATAAGATAACCTTTATAATCTAAACTAGAATCATATGCTGTTGTACAATTTATAACAATATTATTAATATTAGAATCAATTGAATTATAATCTAAATTTTCAAAATAAATTTTAGCATTGTCTTTATATGGATAAAATAAATCCATTGAGACATTTTCATATGAATCTACCTCACCAAGAGAGCTATATTCAAAAGAATTTTGAAAAAATCCTATCAAAGAAAAAGCTTGTTTATCTGTTAAACCATCGTATTTTAAAGAAAAATTACTTACTAAATTATTTGCATTAGGTATTACATTAGAAAAATATCCATCACCAAAATTTGATTTAATAGCTTTTGTATTAAAATTTGATGAACAACCATATGTTTTATTAAATAAACTATCAATATCTTTAGTTAAATATTGCGAACCTGTTAAATTAATTGGCGCATAACTATAATTATCTGAAGTAAAATTCTGACTTGCAATATATAAATTATCTTCATTAGTAAAATATTTTTTAAATAAATACTTTTCTAATTTTAAAATCTCTTCATCTGTTGGCATTTTTGAATAACCAATTATTTCATAATACGATATATTACTAGCATCATAATTATAAGGAGCGCTTAAACCAGCATTTCCATGACCATTGCCAGCAGTTCCAATTCTTAAACTAGCGCAACCACTAGCAAAATAATTTGTATTCAAATTTAATAATTCGCAAGCATTATTTCTGATTCTTAAATTAGTGGTTGTATTGTTTTTTAAAATTGATACTATATTTTTATTAAATAAATTACCAGCAGAAAAAGCTGAATTCAATGTTGATGGTGTTGGATATAATTGTGCAGCATCATTAGCAACAATTATAAATTCTTGAGACCCAGCCAAAACATTTGGATTCAATGAATTATCTATATTATTTCCATATACGCCAAAAAAACCAGTAGATGCTGTTGAAGTATTTGCATTGTCCGTATTTATAATTGTTGAATAATTAGCATAATAATTTGATGGAGTTGTTAAACTACCTTTTCTTAAAGAATCGAATTCATAAACTACAAACCAACATCTATCTCCAGTTAAAAAACCACTAAAATTTGGAGAACTTGGATTTGGATATAATTGATTATACAAACCAAGATCAGCATTAGCTTTGCACTTTACATTATTTTCATCAAAATTATATGCTGGTTTAGTTTCTGATGTATCATAATTATATAAATTTTCCGTTGAATGACCTGGAGCAGAATTATACCAAATAGAAATTTTACCCGAAGAATCTATATCAAAATTATTTAAATCATCACTTTTAAACCAAGCGAATAAACCAGATATATCTGATGGATATATGGTATTACCTGTATAATATTGATAATCTACAAGATCATATTTAGAATATAATTCAGAATCAGTTCTAAAATCTTTAATTCCAGTGATTGAAAATTGAGTATCTAAAAATTTACTCATATGTTATTTCTATTTATTGTGACTTTTTCTAACATTGATAATGTACTTTGCAACAATCCATCGCTAGAAACGTTTAATGAACGCGATTCTATTTTACCTGAAATATTAAATGTTTTTAATAATGTATTTTGATAATTTTTTAAATATAAATCACAGTTAACAGATTGACCTTCTATATTTGCAACATCATTTTTTTTAAAATAATTTCCATCAACTGAAATTGTTTTTATTCTATTCGTTTTTGCCACTCTGAAAGGAGTAACTTCTCCATTTGCAAAAAATGGCAACAGGTCAACTTTTTCTGAATAATCGAAAGAAAAAATCTCGTCATATCCAAATACTTTATCTACGTCCATTAAAAATGTATGATGTGAATGAGATATATTTGTTAAACTTGAATTTCTTGTTGATGTAAATGGTTTTAATGCATTCGTGCTATTTGTTGAATTTATTTTTCCATACCAATCAAAATCAGCAGATAATAAGACTGGTTCAAAATTAGCCACTTTAAAAGATAAAGATTTTAAATAACAATTTTCAATTTTTATTCCAGCGAACTCAGCTATTACAGAGCTTTCTGTAGTAGAAAGCGTATTTAAATAATTAGGAAATGAATCTGTTAGATAAAATTCAGTATTTAAAGATCCTACAACCGTGTTATCTGGTGCATATCGCAACAAAGTTCCATCTGACAATAATATTGGAGATATGTTAGATTGTAATGAAATAGCTACTGAATTAGAATAAAAAACATCATTGTTTATTCTAAAATCTATATTTTCGTACTTTATAAATTTAGCCATATCAAGTAACTGTAAAAGAAACTGTTGACATGACTGTATAATTTTTAGCGGTAGTTAAACCTGGATTTGCAGCATCAAAATTTTGACATATTCTATATTGTAATAACTGTCCACTAGCAAAAGCGGTTGTATTAGTGAACTGAGTTCTATTTAAAGTTATTAATTGATTTCTACTTATAGCTGGAAAATCCACATAACCTATTGCACCACTTATTGTTGTTATATTAGTGGAGCATGGTAAAAATGATGTTTGACCAGTAACTCCCGAAGGTGTATTAGGAATTTGAGTTATAGCAGCTATTTCAAATCTTCCATCTTGATATGCCGCAAGATTATCTGAGCTTATTATTTGAATTTTTTCTATTCTACCTGCATAAGGAGTTATTCCAAATGGACATAAAATTTCATTATGACCACTTGGACTTGCGCTTGAAGATTCAGAAAATGGATCGAAATATATATTATTTCCTGTTAATCTAGTCTTAAAAACTTGAACAAATTTTCCCTTACAATATGCATCATTTGTTGTATAACTTCCATCAATATCCAAACTTCCCGCTTTACTTAATTTAGCAACCACATTTGGAGACGCTCCGAAATATCCATTTGTTATAAAAACAAAATCATCGTTACCTCCAAAAGTAGAATCATTATAAATATTTCCTATAGACCATTTATCAACATCTGATGATCCATCATATCTAGAAAGTGTTAAAAATGAATTTCTTGGACCAGTATCTCCAGCTCCAGCATCTAAAGGTCTATTACTTCCTATACCTATTTCTATTGTTTTTGCTCCTGTTGTTTCAAAATGAGCTACAGTATAATCCGTTGGTCCACTTGATACTAAATCTAATTTATATATTGGATTTGAATTTCCTATTCCTAAAGTTCCAATACCAGCCATATTATAAACAATATTAGAATCACTCAATCCATTATTAGGACCAAAATAAAATTTATTAGAATTTATACCGATATTTCCAAAAGTTGTAGAATTTCTAAAAGATTGATTTACAGCTACAGAAGAACTTTGAAGTTTGAATACTGAACCAATTCCACTTACATGCAAAAGCGTATCAGGTATAGAATGTCCAAGACCAACTTTTGGAGCTGTTAAATTATTATCTACATAAACAGCATTTCTGCCTATATTTATATCTGCAATATTATTATAATTTAAAAACAATGTTTCATCATTAGCGCTTGTTTTAATTTCTGTATTATATGGATCAAAAAGTATAGCGTTGCCTGAATTTTGAAATTGAATTGACGCTCCACTTACTAAAAACTTATCGGATAAAGCTTCAGTAGAGTTAGTAATACCAAAATTTCCACTTTGATCCACTACGAATAAATTAGTGAATGTTGATCCATTATTAACTGAAGATTCTAAATATAATTTAATATCATTTGGTTTTTTACTGAATTGATAGTATGTATTTGGATCACTTAATGAAAAACCTATTTTTCTTCCAGAATTTGGAGTACTTAGTCTAATTTGACCAGAACCATTTGTAGAAGCAGTATTATCTATAACATCTAATGAAACAAATGGAGTTCGATCATTTATACCAACAAAACCATTTGATCCGCTTACTGATAATCCATAAACTCCATTACTTTCAAAAATAGTAAAACCTTCGCCAGCTTGAGCGTAAAAACCAGTAAACGCTTTACTTAATTCATCTCTGGTTATTTTATTATCTTGTGTAGAATCTGAATTGGATACCAAAAATATGTCAGTAGCCGCAACATTTACTCCTAATTTATTAGATAATGATGATAGTGGTATTCCCATATTAATTGTTTAGATAACCTTTATAATTAAGTTTTACACTTAAAACGTCGTCAGCACTTGAATTAAATTCTTGAGATACTAGTTTTACATTATTAAATGATTGATTGAACATGTTTATACCTACAGCTTTTTCATATAATAATAAATCAAATCCACCATCAACCGCTAAATTCTGCCCACCAACCGAAAGAACTTCATCTGTAAAAACTGTTCCATTTATATTTATAGAAAAATTAGTATCACCATCATTATTTAATATATTATATACAGATTTAGAAGTATAATCATCGACCTCTAACGTAAAAGATGCATTTATTTCAATAGGTAAATTTAATAATACCTCTGTTGGTATGTAGTTTAGAACTGGTGATGTTGGTCCAGTAGGCCCCGAATAAGAATATCCACTTTGATTCAATGTATAAATAGCTTGTTTCTTGCAATCAATACTATAATTAAAATTTGTTATTCTATTTGTACTAGATCCACTGCATATTAATGTTATATCTTTTGTTTGTGGAACTGATATGTATGGAGGTTTAAAATTACCAGAAGCGTCGTAAGATGGACCTATGTCACCATAAACAATTATATCACTTGTGGTTTTTGGTGTTTCTCCAACCGAACAAGATAAATTAAATGAATTAAGATATCCCGATTGAAATCCAAATTTTTTATTTTTATAATTTAAACTTCCTTTAAATGGAATAGCTGTTCTATTTTGAGATTCTCCTGTAAAAAGCAAAAACGGTTCATTATATAATAAATATTTATTAATAGAAAAATTAGCCGTTGGAACTTCAGCTATCACTTGTTTATTATATCCAACACCTATAGTTTTAATTGGCGCGTAATTAATAGAATAAGAACCATCAACAGAAATAATTCCTGAAATACTGGAGTTATTCAAGAAAAATTGATTTTCGTAATTTAATAGTGCGTTTTTCATTTTATGAGTTTCTAACTCCAGCTAGAGAACCGCCAAATTGTTTTTCCTTACGAATAACTTCACCAACAGCAGCATATATTCTATTATTAAGATTCTTAGATAATTCAATATCTTGCTGTTCATAACTAGATGTATTACTGCCCATAGTAATTTTACCATCTTTCTGAATTGTAGTATTAAAATTAAATGAATTATTTGCGCTTGTATTATTATTAACTGTAGAACTATTATTTCCAGCAGCCATAATTGATGAACCGCCACCTTGCATGCTAGTTCCATATCTTTTAACCATTGGAGAGTTATATAATCCACCTTCCATATAACCAGGAATTGTATCAGATAAACGAGATCCAATTAATCCACCAGCCTGCCTTCTAAATGGTTTAGAAATAGCAGATCCAGCTTTTTGATACCAAGTTTTTCCAATTGTGGGTCCAGAAAATACAGATCCAAATCCAGTTTGTGGAGTTCCACCAATATATTCGAAATTTTTACCCAACAGTCCTGATTTTTGAAAACTAGCTAATTTTCCTAATTCTGAATTATTTAAGCCAGCTCCTCCTGTTGCTTGAAATTTTGCAGATAACTTTTGTGCATTAGTTGCTTTTATGTTAGAAGCTGCATTGGAAATACCAGCACCTATAGCCACCGTTGCAGCAGCAGCCACTAAACTACCAATCATAGCTGCTCTTTGTTGTTTATCGGCAAGTTTTTTTCTTCTTTCTTCATCAGCTTTTTGTTTTGCAGCATCTGTAAGTTCTTTATATAATGGGCTAGACTCCAATCCCATTTCCGTCATATTAGCTTCCATACTAGAAATATTATCGAATTGATTTTTAAATTGACCTCCAGCAGCAAAACGAGGTGCAGCAGAGAAATTCAAGGTGTCAAGCGCGGCAGGTCCACCCATTGCCATTACCGCATTTCTATTTAATACATATTCTCCATTCTCAAGCAATGCTGGATATTTATCTCCAGAACCAGTTCCAGAAATATACATGCCAGATTGTGCGCGTACTACACCTCCTTTTTGAGCCGTAAATAGACTTTCAATTCCTGATCCACTTATCAATTTTGAAACACCAACTTCCATTAATCTACTACTAATAATATCTAAGAAATTAGCAGCAACACCTAAAAGAGCATCGCCTAAATTATCTGTTTCTTTTACTGCTGCTTTTATAGCATTCACCATTCCATCTCTAAAAAGCGCTGGAGTATCTCTAGCTAATCTATTCAAACCTGTATCAGCTTCATCTCTTAAAGCGTCAAAACCTTCTTTGAATCCATAAACTATAGAAGTTGATCTTTTAGCATTTCTCAATTCTTCGTTATTAAGGCGTTTTGTTATTTCTTCTTCTTTTAGTTTGCCATTAACAATATCGTTTTGAACAGTCTTTAATTTTTCTAATGTTCTGACTCTTTCGTTTTCTAATGTTGGATCGGCAAATGGACTTTGTTGTAATTGAGATATAGCTTGAGATAGTGTTTGACTATTTGTTATATCTATAGATTTTATATTTCTAGCTTGCTCTCTTAAACCAATAGCTTGCATTGGACGACCCTCAAATTCAGATTGAGCGGCCATTTTTGTTAAATTAGTTTGTTGTTTTTCGATTAATGATTGATAATCAGACTGAGCAGACTTTGATCTACTAATTTCTAAATCAACAAGTTTTTTTGTTGTTGTTTCATTTCGTAATGCAATTTTAGATTCAGCTTTTCCTATAACTCCTCTGCCTAGAAAATTACCTTGATCGGCCATTTTTCTTTCGATAGCGTCTATTTCTAATTCAGAATTTGTTTTTCTAGTAGCCTCGATTCTTTCTTGATCGCCTAATAATTGAATTTGTTTTTGCAATAATGTTGCTTGAAACTCTGTAGTTTTTGCGCGTATTTGTTCTACACGACCTTGTAAATCTGTTAATTTTAATTGATTGACATTGCTTCTATTTTGTTTGTCTACTGATCTGTTAAATTCTTCATAGATTTTTTTTAAATCATTAATAATTGCGGGATCAAATGGGCTTGGCCCTGTAATCGAACTTTCTTGTAATATCGCTTGAAGACCTGAAAGATCTCCAGTTTGCGCTTTCTCTAATGCTGGTCTTATCTTACTTTGAATAACTTCAGAACTAGGATTTAATTTTAAAAATTTTTCTTGATTTTCTTTTGCGAAATTTAAATTTAATTCTGTTAATTTATCTTGACCTTCTGATATTGTTTTTGTTCTTTGAGTTTTTAATTTTTCTGTAGCTATAGATAAAGGACTAAGAATACCTTCTGCCAATGAAAATTTAAAATTATTTATCTCATCTAAAAGCTTTCTGCCAAAATCATCTTGTTCTAATTGCGCATTTGCTTCGCCTATTTGTTTTAAAATAGATGAACTTAAATCATTTCTTAGTTTTAATAAATTACCTTCTTTTCTAGCATTTTCTATAATATTATTTATAAATTGATTTCCAGAAGATAACTCTTTTAAAATTTCCTCCTTATCTTTTTTAAGCAAGAGTTCAAGAATAGATTCTTGAAAAGCTTTGACTTCTTCCACTGTACCTTTAGATCCTATTGTTGATTTAGCTATATTTTCTGCAATTTGTTGAGCAGTTTTTAAACTAGATTCTTTGACGGTTTCAACATTTATCCTTGTGCCTGGCCCAAGCCCAGCAGGAGGAATGAATTGAGGTATATTTTCTTTTTCTAATTTAAAAGATTGCAATACAGATAATTGATCTTCACTTAAACCTATTGATTTTAATTCTTTAACTCTTTCTCCAAGTTGAACGCTTCCTTGAGTTTTACCGCCTTTTATTCCAGCAGAAAAAGACAAAGCAGCAGTCAAAACATTTTTATCAGTTTCAAATTTACTCAATACAGAATTTAAAGCTTCTACACCACCTTTTGTTTTACTCAATTCATCTGCTAATTTAACATCTGTAATTTGATTAAATGATTCTGATAAACTTTTACTAGCTAATTGTAATTTATCAGACGAAGCGCCAGAAGCTAAAAGTTTTGCATATTCTTGTTGAGCTTGAGTATATTTCTGACCAGCAGAAACATTTTGTTGAGTATTTTGTTTTTGATTATCAGCCATTTCAGCAAGATCTTCAGCACTTAATTTTGCTGCATTTAAAGCAGAAACGAAACCAACTAAAGCTCCAGCAGCAGCACCTATTCCTAAGCCTACAGGCCCGAAAGCTGCTCCTATACCAGCGCCTGTAGAAACAGCACTCAATCCAGTACTTAAAGCCGATTGAAGAGATCTTTCTGTACCTGTCATCTCAGTTCGTTTTTTATTTCCAAAAACAGCCTGTTCCGCAAAACCTGCAATAGTAGGACCAAGAATTGCTATTGCCGTACTAGCTTTAGATAATCCTTCTGAAAATTTTGCAAATCTATTTCCACTATTAGACATATTAGAAACAGAAGAAGTTAAATTATTAGATAAAGATCCTATAGATGATTGAACTTTTGAAGATGTTGATTTTATTGTTGTTATTGTTGATTTTGATACGTTTTCAATAACATCTGCAAATGCTGCGCCAAAAACAGCAATATATTGATATGCATTATTAATTTTTGTTAATGCATCTTGAGCGAATTGTTCTGCACTTGATTGTATTTGAGTTGGGTTGAAATTTGATTGAGTATTTTGAGTTTGATTCTGTCCTTGATTTCTTTGAACCCTTCTTCTGAAGGATCGGTTATTGGCAAAATTAGGAACAAATCCTTTATTCATCAATCCCGCAGCTTTCTGTCCTCTCATAGAATCACTCAAAGCATTACCTAAACCACCATGATCAGCTATTGCGGAGCTAAATGTTGGTTGACTGCTGTTTCTAATGTGTGGGAAAGGCTTAGTATCGAAGATGGCTTTATTGCCGCTCATACTTTCTTCTAAGCCCATTACTGCTTGTTTATAAGCAAAATTAGGTATAAAACCAGACGCCATTTTATTTTTTACAGGACTATCTAATTGAGACTTTTTAAATTGATAAGCGTGTTGCAGAGACCAAACAGGATCGTTTTCAGAAGGCCATGTAGATTTATTTTTTAATAAATCTTGTGGATTCATTGGGAATTCATAACTGCCATTATTAAATGCTGGATCTAAAAACCAATTTTTTATTGGTAATTTTTTATTTTTTACATCACCTGTCCTTAATTTTCTATAACCGTCCCAAATTCTTCTAGCCTTATCACTAACTGTTTCTCTATCAGATGTTAACCATGCTCCTCTTTTTGACACTTCAGCCAATACCGCATCATACAAAGGAACTCCAAATCCAGAACCAGGAATATTTACGCTAGAAGATCCAACTGAATATAAATCTGTAGTTTGAGGAACAGGAAAAGCTATAACTCCACCTGTTAATTTTTTACCTTCCACTTCTGAACCTTTACGATAAAAAGATTCAATTGCATCTTTACCACTGTTTGTTTTAATTTTTGGATCAGCAAAATTAGGAATAAAACCTT